GGATGTTATCACCAACTTGAACTTGCAGGGTCTTTAGCCCAAAGGAAGCGCTAACAGTAAGCTGTTGTCTATTACGCTCCAGCGAAATTCTAGCGATACGTCTAGCTTCAACAGAGTTATCTGTAAACGGTAAGTCAACATCAGCTACAGATTCCTGCCCACCATCAGCCGTAACAAAGTCTGCATTAGTTACTTGTGGGTAGTCTGTAGTCTGCCAGTTACTTTCTTCACCACGGAATGTACCTTTAACAGCATTAAAGTTATTTCTACGAGAGTGACGTGTGGATACGCTAATGTTAGAACGAAGGTCATCTTCGTTAAGATCAAGCACAGGTGTAGTCCAATAGGCTGGTTTCATACGCCACTTACCCTGAGCATACCATAAGCTACCGTCCATAGACGTAAGCAGAGAGTTTATCATGTCGTAAGGAGTAGAGGCTGTAGTGAAAGCGCCATTACAAGTATAACGTGTCGTACCAGCATCTGTGTTAGTCTGGTCACATACGTTAGCAGCAGAAATGACCAAAGTGTCATCAATGTTAGCAGTAGCCTCAGATATACCATAAGAAGATGTAAGGTAGTCCCTCAAGCATAAAGCTGGATTATCTGACCACACTGTAGTTGATGTACGAGGGTCATAGACCTTCTTACCACTAATGGTTGATGTAATCTCAGGGATACCGTTGGGAAAAGCATCAGCATCAAACTGTAGGCGTATGTACATATAAGCAATACCACGGAGCCTATGCTCAGAAGTCCAATGTACAGATTCACTTACGAGAAAACTGTCGGCAGCTTGATCGGAGCCACCAAGGTGTAACTTGATACGAACCTTACCATTGTATCGACTAGGAGACGTAACATTACCACTACCATCTAAAGTAATAACCTCATCGTTAATGTAGATATCATCAAATGATTTTATCTCATGTCCAGCAACCGCAATGATACGGTGTAAATACTTATTGTTAGTACCCGTAGCTTCATCGTATATACGAGCGCCACCAACCCTCATCTTACCATAGATAATCTGATGGTCTAATGCAGAGCCAAAGGCTGTCGTTTGATACCCACGGTTGCTAAAACTTGGTGGCTTGGGCATAAGCGCCCGTAATGCTGCTGCACCAAGTGCGATTGTTGCTGCACCCACAGCACCTATTACAAAGAGAGATGATACCGCTGGCAACGCAAGGGCGTAGAAAGTGGCACTTCCAACTGCAAGAAGGGTTGAGACTACTACCATGTTATAAAACTTTCTCGTATTTAGTTTCTATCTCATGGTATCCCATGCGTATAAGGAAACGACCGATAGGGTTTTTGCTAGAGGAAGACGCTACAACCCTGTAGACGCCATCTTCTCTCATGCAAGTCTCCACAAACTTAAACAGTCGCTTACCCACTGTAGACTTCCTGTAGTCCTTGTGGACGTACACTGCATCGTAAATCCCAACAGGATCAAACTTAGATGTCAGGGGGGCTGTAATGATAACAACAAAGTATCCTATTAGTAATCCCTCTTTTCTAGCCGTAAAGAACTTGAGGTGTCCAGCTTCCTCTAACCTAAAGTATTCATCCCAGTTTATGTGAAGGTCTTGTGTTGGATGTCCTGACTCTTCCCACTCTAGGATGGCTAAGGGAGCAACTTCATCTTCCGCAAGACTTAAGAACTCTTGTCTATACTCAACCATCAGAGGCTCTACCCCAAGGTATCTGCTTGTCTTGTAAGTCTTCAATGAAGTCTAAGCCAAGGTCACCGGGGTAAATTGACTTCTGATAACCAGAGGTAAATCTAGCTATCCTAGCTCTCTCAAGGTCAATGAGTTTGTTCTCAACCATCATTTCAATCGTAGCTGTGTCGCCAGATTCTACGATATTCATCTGATCCATGTAACCTGAGAATATCTCGTTAAAACCTTGAGACATACTCTCTAGGTTAATCCTGCCACCACCCTCTAGGAGAATGTAATCTGATGTTTCTTGCAGTATGCTACCCTGCTGGAATGTACCAAAGTATATCTTAGCTACACGCCCTTGGTAAGGCTGACTGAGAGCTAAAGAGAGTAGATCCGATGGAATACCGCTAAGGCTAATAGAAGCACCCTTTACGGACATCTCAGAGGTTTCTTCAATAGAGGAGATATTGAGGAGTTGACCAAGGCCAATCCACTCAGTTTCATCTGAAAGAACTAATGTCCCCTGACCTGTCCACATTCTTATGATATTATCATCGAACTGAAGCTCAACGGCAAAGAATGGATATACGACATCCTCAGAGATACTATCTATTGTAATACTACTTAGATCACGGGACATTAGAACCTACCTTACTCTTCTGGTGTTTCTTCAGTTGAAGCTGTAAGCATATCAACAAAGGCTTGCTTACCTACCTTGAGTTGATCTAAATTAAACTCCGCTGAGTTAATCTTTTGTTGCAGAGAGTTGATATGATTGATCATCATCTTCTGTGCATCCGTCAGTTGATCTTCTGTGTAGTCTACTTCGTTAATCGTGATGATAACCTTTTTGTCTTCAGTTGTCATGTTGATCTCCTTTCAGTTAAGTTAAGCAGCCCAAGGATTTCCAGAGGCTTCAGTTGGGTTAATCAATGCGTCAATCTTAGCAGCAATAGACGCTTCAGTATCAGCCTGTGATACGCTGCCCCAGACCCAGCCTTGAGCCTGTGCTTCAGTTACGTCAGCATAAGCAACAAAGTCAGATGCGTCAGGGTCAGGTGTTAAGCCCACTGTGCCATAGGATGACGCAGAGTGATCTCCGTCAACGCCAGTGCAGCGCCAGTGTACTACGTTAATACCACCCGTTGCGATATCGTGTTCGCATGTGGGGATAGTCCAATTGTAAGTGATTGCCATAGGTTAAACCTCTATTCGTTAGCTGCGATTGCAGCATTAGCAGCGGTCATGTCTTCTGTAGTCCAGAAGTCTTTGGCTACCATGAGTTCCAGATGCTCAACATTGCGTGACACAGTGTCAGACCAATCTGCATCTTCCATGCCCTCTGGTTGACCTGCGTTAATCAAGTCAACTGAGTGACCCATTGCTGTGTAATGCTGTGCAATTTCTTCTGTGGTTGGTGTATCGGTCATGTCTTTATCCTTTTCTAACTGGTTACGATTAAGAGTTTTCTAGGGCAGTTACTTTTGCCTCTAGTGTTTCAATGCGGGTCATGGCTTCTTGCAATGCCTTGACTGCTTTCATGTAGAGGATAGAGTAGTTGACTGCTTTTGTGACTGTGCCAAGATCATTCATGTCCTCATCACGATCAATGTTTTCAAGCACTAAGCCAGACATACCAGCGGCCTCAACTTCTTGAGCAATAACACCAAGCCTGTTGGGCGCATCAAGGTTGTCTTCTTTCATGCTGTACTTACGCACAGTCAATGCCTTTATATCATCCCATTGTGATGAAGCATTAACAATATTTTCTTTTAGCTTAACGTCTGAAATACCAGCATAACTATTATTTGTATTTTGAACATTTCCAGTTCCTAACACTTTGAAAGTGACAGTATTAGCAGTATTTGAGCCTACAAAATTGAAGTATGCGTCATTGTTTGGCCTTGCAGAAAAGATATTCAACACTGCCCCTAGACCATCGCCAGATATTAACGAAGAGTTTAGAGCCGATTCTGAAGCACTACTTGTTGATCTAAACTGCGCTTGCCCACTTGAGTTCCAGTTTACCCTAGGATTACCATCCCCATCAGCCAGCACGATGTTGTTGCTTGAGGTGCGGATGTCCAAGCCGCCTTGGTTGCCGTTGTAGCGGCCTAGGATGGTGTTCTTTGCACCAGAGGTAATATAATATCCTGATTGTTCGCCTACATATGTGCTTTGCGCACCAGTAGAATAGTATCCTGCTGCCTTACCAATAAACGTACTGTAAGAGGAAGTAGTATTACTAGCCCCAGCCGTATACCCCAAGGCGGTATTTTCTACTCCAGTGGTGTTTACTACAAGTGCCTGATAGCCAGAAGCGGTATTAGATGCGCCTGTTGTGTTTGATAGAAGCGCCTGATTTCCAAGTGCAATATTAAACTCACCAGAAATGTTATTATAAAGTGCCTTCCAACCAAACGCAGAAATGTTATCCGAAATATTAGTATAAGCAGCCTGATACCCAACGGCTGTGTTGTTGCTGGCGGTGTTAGAGTTTAACGCCTGTTTACCAACGCCCACATTGCCTGTGCCGTTTTCTATCTCGATACCGCCAGAGAGGTGGAGGTCTTTGAAGCGGTTGGTGTTATAACCTAAGTCAATAGCAGCATCACGGGATGAATTTGTAGTTGTGTTATAAGGAACAATAGCGTCTACAGTATCTACAGTTTTAATACCAGTGTCACCCGTGCCGATAACGAGATCGCCGCCCTGAGAGCCAATACTCCCCACAGTGGAGCCGTCTTTTTGGAAGTACAGCAAGCCACCATCAGTTGACAGGCGGTTGATGTATAGAGGAACACCCCCATCTCGACTAAATGCAGACTTTTCGTTGTTCCTTAATGCAACGCCTGTTTCAGTAGAGGTATTGTAAAGGTTTGCATCAGTAGTCCCCACAAGCAGGTTGCCCGATGCCAGGCGCATATGTTCTGAGCGTGTCCCTGATGCGTCCTGTGAAAAAACTAAATCACCAGTAACTCCATTGTCCCTAAAAATCTCCCAAGGATTTCCTGCATTAGCATCACCATTGAGTGTGAGTGTTGTTCCTGTGCCAGCAGTCGATGAAGCCGCTTGGTTTTTTTGTAGAGTTAAAACACCTGATATGCTGGTGGCCCCAATCCCAACCGATCCCGATGAGTCGATGACCATACGTTGTGGTGTTCCAGAACCCGTGGCAATACCTAAAGACCCACTAGCTGTTATGTAACTAACAGAACTTGTGTCTTGCGTATCAAGGAGTAATACGGAGTTTGATCCAGCAGCAGACCTTATTACTCCAGTTGAACTACCAGAAGTTGCTTGAACAGTCAGCGAGTCAGCCGTCACTGTGCCAGTTACGTCAATACCTGTGGAGGTGGTGGCGAGTTTCTTGCTGTTGTCGTAGTAAAGGTCAACAGAACCATCCACATTTGCAACAAGCATATTTTCGCTTGTTCCTTTATTAAGCTGAATATTGGTTCCGTTTGTTTGAAGGAATAGGACACCAGTACCTTGCTCATCAATACGACTATGCGACCCATCATGATAAATCTGCAAATCACTGCCAGCACCAAAGATGGCCTTGTCGTTGTCGCCGAAGGTTACATCAGCCCCCGACAGAGCAAGATCACCCGTCATGGTATCGCCAGTGATCCTTACGAACCCTGAACCTGTGTCAAAGGCGTTCTTAAGCTCACCGAGGGTAATAG